TCAGAGGTACGGCGGTCGAGTTGGGAGATTGTCCATACGGGGGTCATGATGTTTCCTTTCAGGGGTTGGATTCAAGGGCTGCTACACGGGCGGTCAGGGCTTGGATGAGGGCTTGCTGTTCTTGCACCAAAGCAACCAAGTCAGCCATTACTTCTGAACTTGATGCTTGCATCCCTTGATAAACTGGGTTGCCAGTTTCGTCTACGGCATCTTTCTCGCCAGTAACTGAAGCACGATATGGATTTGCAAACTCATGTGCTAAGAAACCTCGGAATTCAGAGCCATCAACTTTCCAAGTGCCTTGCTTTGGTTGCAAAGACATTAAGCGTTCTTTGTAGCCTGTCAATGCGCCTGTAACATCTTTTAAGCGGTAATCTGAAGATGTGTTGTAAGTTGTTGTCGTTCCAGTTGTGGCGATTGAACCCGCACTCGTAGTAGTTGTGTCAGTATTCCTATTAAACTGAATCTGTGTTGCTGAACCAGAACCAGACTTCCTAAATTCAATGTAGTTATTGCCTGATGGCTCAATAGAGATTGAATTAACACCAGTACGAGAAGAAGTCGTGTTTAGGAGCAAATCCCCCCCGCTGGTGATGACCAAACGATCGTTTGTGCCCAATGCACCGCTGTCTGCAATTCTGAAGCTGTTATCAGTGCGGTCAACGCCAAGGGTGAACTCTTGCACTCCCGACAACTGAAGCATGATTGCTGCATCGTTGCTTCCGTTGTCGATTACCTCGACTGTGCGGTCAGCAGTAGAACCTTGAACAGTCAGCTTTTTAAGGCTGCTTGTCGCTCCAATCCCGAGGTTACCGGAGGAGTCGAGGCGCATACGCTCACCGCCACCAGAACCGCCCGCATAGGTTTCAAACACCATTGAGCCATTACCAGACCCAGTAATGCTTGCCTTGATTACAGCAGCCTTCCCAGAGTTGAAGGTGGTGTTGGTAGACTGGAAAGTGATCCCGGTGCTAGAAGGTGTTTCACCAAAACCAAGCGCAGATACTGGCGAACTCGTCCCAATCCCGAGGTTACCGGAGGAGTCAATTGTCGTGCGAAGCAAGCCCGCCACGTAGGTGTACAGATTGACGCCGCCGCCCTGCGCGTTGATGACGCTGTTACCAGACGCATCCACCCCCAATAGCAATCCATTACCAGAGCCTGCGCCAGTAGCACCTGACGCAACTTGCAAGTAGTTTGCAACTGCACCACCTTTGTAACTTGTCAGGCTGTAGTTTGGCGAACTCGTCCCTATACCAAGACCTGTGGAGGTCAGGCGCATTGCTTCAGTACCTCCACCAGACAAAAGCCAGCGGTGGACGTTCGTTGTTACGGTGTTATAAAAAGCACCCGTGGAGTCGATACCCACGTTCAAATATTCTCCGCCGCCGCGATTGAAGCTGGCGTAAGGAGTGCCGCCAGATGCAGTAACCCCAAGCGAACTACCATCAAACGTCAGCGCACTCCCCGTGGTCAGGACTTTGGAGCCGTTGAGGTAGGCCACGCCGTTGGCTGTGCCGGGAGTGATTGTCGGGCTGACGTTGACAAACGTGGTTGCGCCGTTAATCGTTACAGCATCGCCAGAGGCATCACCCAGAGTCGTGTTGCCAGTAGAGGAAAGGGTAGTAAACGCACCGCTATCAGGTGTCGTCGATCCAATCGCAGTCGCATCAATCGTGCTGGATGCGCCAGTCACCACCATCGTTCCAGCCACCGCAAGCGTCTTGCCGGAACCCACATTCAAACCCACCGATGTGCCAGTGCCATCAGCCTTGAACACGGCATCAATCGTGTCCAGGTCGGTGTTGAGTTTCGTGCCCCAGGTATCTGTCGATGCCCCGACCTCGGGCTTAGTCAGGAGCAGGTTGGTAGTCGTGGTATCAGCCATGTTTCACCTCATGCGGCAATTTGCCAAGTTTCAGCATTATCGGCAATCGGCGTCCAGTTTTCACTGGTGTCTGCGATTGCGCTCCATGTTTCATCTGTGTCGCTGATCGGCGTCCATGTCTCTGCCGTATCAGCAATTGCGTTCCATGTCTCTGGCGTGTCCGGGTTGACGATCCACTTGATGTTTCCGTCAATCGTCATCACCGAATCGGCGGCAAAAACGATCAGCCCAGGCTGCACCCGGATAGCCGCAGCACTCATGCTTGAGACGGCATTAATTGTCACCGCCTGGTTGACCACCACGCTGGTGCTAACCGTCATCGTGCCGAAATCATTGATCAGTATCTGGATCATCGGCACGCGAATTGCGCTCACGCTCATCGCACTCGATGCGGCCATGGTGGACGCACCAATGGCCACCCTGGTCGCCGCCACACTTGCGCTGGATGCGCCCGCCATGGTCGCAGCCCCGATGGCATAGCGCAGCGCCGATGCGCTCATCGCGCTCGATGCGGCAACATCTACATCTGCAACCGCCACGCGCTGCGCAGCCGCAGACACACTGCTGGAGGCGCTCACCGCGACAGATGCGCTCTCCACCACATTGGCGGCCACCGCCATCGAGCTGGACGCAGAAACAGAAAACGCACCTATACAGATGCGTTTTGCTTGGACGGCCACCGCGCTGGTGGCCGCCATGGTGACGGCGGCGAGGCTTACGCCATAGTTGTAATTGCCCTCACCATACGGACCAAGGCCATATGCAGCCATATCATGTGAGCGTCACATCAAGGTCGCCAGCAGGGATGCGCAGCACATCGCCGTCGTTGATCGTGCGCGAGGTGGACAGCGCCGCCCAGGCCAGCAGGTTGCCGCCAGACGATGCGTCAAAAATCCCCGCCCAGCCAATCGTTCCCCAATTGCCTCCCGATGCCGCAGCGAATTCAATTGCAGCCGAGTTCGTGGCGTTGGTGGGAGATGTGCCAGAAACCGTGATCGTGCCGGTGGCCGCACGGGCGTAGCCGTTGCCAGACACCTCAGTGCCGCCGCCAGTGTCGGACGGGGCAGCGGTGAACAGGCCGATATACCAGGCCGTTGGACGGGTGGCGCTGCCGGTAGTCAGCAGCCAGGTCAGCACCAGGTTTTCCGTGTAATCGGTGAAAGATGACATATTCAGTCCTTATCCAAAAGTCTTGGCCCGAGTCAGCAGCACGCCACCACTTGATGCGCTGCGGTCATCTGCCGTGCGCAGGTCATTGAGTGCCCGTTCGTAGAGCGTTGCCCATGTCTGAATTCTCGCATCGTCTTGCAGGTATGGAGCAGCCTGGAGCAGCGATCCGTACAGATACGCATCGGGGCTGGAAGAGAGCAACCAGTTGGACGACACACTCGTCGAGAGCTTGGTCAGTTTTGCGTAATAGGTCAACTCTGTGGTGTAGGTGGTGTCTGGCACGGGCAGCAGCCTGAATTGCCCACCCACCACGGTGAAGAACTTGGGCCTGCCGCTGGCCGTGTGCTGCGTGGCCTGCGCGTCCATGGAGTCAATGCTCAGAAACGACAGCGGCTGCTGCGGGTTGGTGCTGGTGAGTTTGAGGGACTTGGTTTCGAGGAAGTCGGCAGGCACGGCCCCGTACTCGGCGCTGAAGCTGGCATTGGCCCTGACGATCATCTGCCTGGTGCGTAGCGTGCGCTCGATCTGCGCCTCGGCCAAGCTGATGAAGTCAGGGATGACACTGGTCAGGTCTGATCGGTTGAGCCAGTCCCCAATGGAGGTCTTCAGGTCGTTGTAGGTTGCCAGTGCCATTTAGGTTGCCTCTTGTCGTTCCTTTTCCATCTCCTCGCGCACCACCCAGGTGTGCGGGTGACCGAATTCAAACGTGCCGATGTGCCCAATCTCATGCGACACATCATGGTCGATGTATATCTTGTACCCGAGTTCCCGCGCCTTCTTGCAAAAGAAAACGTCCTCTCCCATGTAGCCCCGAGTGGTCTGCCAGGGCATATCGAACCAGGGTTCGCTCATTCCCTCAAACACCTCGCGCTTGATCAGCATTATGCCTGTTCCAACACTTCCCACCTCTTCCAATCCGGTGGAGTCCTTCATGGTGTAGACCGGGATGCGCTTGTCGTTCTCGTCATAGTTTTGCGCCGTCGGGCCGGTGGGCATTCTGCGCCGTGCGCAGTTGGCGGCCACGATCTCCTTGTCATGCTTGAGCAGGCGCTGCACCATATCCTGGGGGAATGTCATGTCGGAGTCGATGAACAGGATGTGCGTGCAGCCTTCCCTCATGGCGTCGAGGCAGAGGTCGGCCCTCTGGTTCTGGATGATTGTGCCTTGCATCAATTTCAGACTGATGGCGTCTGTGGTGTTGAGCGTGTGATAGGCCACCATGTTGACCATGCAATAGCAAAAGTTCGTGTGAACCTGGTCACGGGCGGGGGTGCAGACGGCAATGTAGTTCATACTTTTCCGGGTCTTGTCCTGAAGAATTGGTTTTCTGGGTCGTTGAGCCAGCGTTTCATGTACTCCTGGTCGTCAATCTTGCCCTCGGCCTTCATCTTGTAGTAGAGGGACTCGGGGATGCTGGCGACCATGTGCCATTCTCCCTTCCAATTGGCTTTTTCGTCAACTGCGTTGTAGACGGCCTTGTTCGCCTCGATGACATCGGTGATGTCCTGCTGCGTCTGGATCGTCACCTCATCGGTGTCGTGGTTGTAGTGCCAGTGGCGTGTTATGCCTTGCTGGCCGTTGATGTCAAAAAGTTTTTTCTCGATCATGCTTAAAAAAAGGGCCAGGTTTCCCTGGCCCTTCTGTTGACCCTCAATTAAGAGGTAACCAGGTCGGCGGCAAGGCCGTGTGCGTTTTCTGCCAGCACCTTGTGGCCGAATTCGACGATCAGCATACGCTTCTCAGCGTCGCCGGTCTTGGCGAGTTCGACCTGCTGGTACGGACGCAGCACGGTCATCTTGGCGTAGTCGGGGTCCAGCACCCAGGCGTCACGCTCACGCTGGAAGCGGTTGGCGATGACCTGCACGTTGCCGAAATCACTGCATCAATGTTAAATGAGATTCGCTACCTTCTCATCCCCCTTTCGGGGCTACCAGTTACCTGGTAGATCAGACTATCTCTTCACCCTCACTTTGAGGGGCTGGGCACTTCGGACCGCTTGGTCCTACGAGGCTCCCGCCTCTAGTCGTTACACCTTCCGATTTCTCGGCTTGGCTCGGTATTGTCCTTTGCTCGGCTTGGCAGGTAGGAGGTTCACCGAATTCACCCAGTTACAAATAAGCATTACTGCTTATCGACGCCATTAGTTAACGTAGATATCGACAGCGCCCACGAGGGTTGCTGGCTTTGCTCCTCCATCAATGTTGAAACGGCTGGACGCGATACCGGCGAAACCGGACACACGCTGCTTGTTGACAGGGCCGCACATCAGAATCTTCGGAGTGCCGCCTTGCGTCCACACCTTCTGGATGACGTTCTTGAGGATCGTCTCGGTGAAGGTACGCACTGTGCCATCTGTACGGGCGCTGTTGGGCAGCGTTGTGTACGACGGGTCAGCACCGCCAGAACCTTTGTCGGTGTTTGTCTTCACAAACGCGCCCAAAGAGGCCGTGGTGCGGGCGGTGGTGGAGGCACCAGCAGCAGCGACAGCGCCGTTCAAGAATGTAAATTCTTGGTCCCGCTTAATTTCAGCGCCCCTCTTAGCTATTTGGTATGCAAGTTCAGAGCGCCTGCCTGCCTTATTTACTACTTCTTCAGTTGCCGACAGGACGATGGTCTTGCGGGCAATTTGGGCGTAGTTTTGCAGACGCACAGTAGGAGTGACAGCATCAAACGATGAAACATCATCGCCTTCAAGCTGCGCATTGGCTCCAGCGGCGGCCAGAGCGTCGGTTTGCCACTCGAACAGGCTGTTGCTGATGTTCTCGCGCCCGATGTTGCTCATGTAGGGAGTCTCTTCGGGGGAGATGTTGGTGATGACGTTGGAAAGGTCTTCCCGAATGCCTTTGGCACTGTAGGTCAGGAAGGTATTGGTCACGATTGCCATGATGTTTACCTCAATAAAAGTTCAATTGCGGAAGCCGCATCGTCGATGCGACCAGTCTTTGCAAGACGCTGCTTTGCGCGTGTACTCTCAGTTGTGGTCGAAACCCGTCCTGCTGCACCAGGCTTGGCAGGGCGAGGGCCATTGCTCACGACAGGCTTGATGCCCTGGCGTTTACTCATCATCTGGTCATACAGCCCTGCTTTGCGCAGGAGCAGGACCAGACGGTGGTCGTAAACTTGCTTTAGGTCATCCTCGGTAAATCCCACTGCTTTTGCAGTCTCCACCACCAGCGCCTTCTCAGCCTTTGCCTTCTTGGAGTCTTTCCATTCGGGCAATGCTGCGAGGAGAGCATCTTTTTGCGCAATCAGTTGCTGCTCCATGGCCTGCTGCTGTTCTTGCCGTGAAAGTTGAGCCAGACGCTGCTGTTCCGCTTGGATTGCGTACGCCTTCTCTTGTCTTTCGCGCAGGATTTCCTTTTGCCGCACCCACTCGATTGGGTCTTCGTTGTAAAGACGATCCAGATCGACTTGCGGCTCCGTTGCCTGTAGTTGTGCTTGCAATGCACCCAACAGTTGAGCGTACTGTGCACGCTCGGCCCGCACCGCCTGCGTCTCTGCCTCGACTTGCTTGCGCACCTCGGCGATCTGCTGCGTTTTGCGGGTGTAGTCCTGGGTCCGCGAGTATCCCTTCTGGAGTTCCTCCAGCGTCACAGAAACATCCTTGCCGTCAACCTTGACGGTGAATGTCTGTGGCTGTTCTTCCTCTTTGGGTTCCTCTTCGTCCTCGGACTGTTCCTCTGCGGGTTCCTCCTCTGGCGCGTCTTCCTCACCAGGGGATTCCTCCTCAGAGGCCGCTGTCTCGGTCTCCTCTTCGGATTCCTCGACGGGCTGCGTCTCCTCGACTTGCGCTTGTCCCTCTTCGGGGGCCAACATCTGGGAGATAGCACTGGCCGCATCGGCCATATTCATCGGTTGCAATTCTGCCATTTTTGCCTCAAATTAGTTTTTGCGTGCGCTCTAGCGTTTTCTGGGCGATCTTGCCGTTGTCCATGATCTTGACGAGTTCCTGCCTCAATCCGTCAATGGCCTGCAACATACACCAGGCTGTCTCGCGCTTCGCGGATTCTTCGGGTTTCGATGACCGAAATGCCCAACGTTGGTCCCCTTCAAGTTTCGCAATCGCAGCGTTGAGGGTTTCGTCCTCAAGAATCTGCTGGGCCTTGCGGCCCCTCCTAATCGGGTCGTCTGTACTCACTGTGCCATTCCATTAAGGTTGATGGGTGACGCCTGTGGCGCTGGTTGCGCTTGCTGCACAAACTGTGCGGCCTGCTGCTGTGCCAGCGCCGCCTGCTGGCGTATCGCTTCACGATCAATGTTTTGCGCGGCATCAATCTCCGCTGCACTGATCTGTGAGTTGTACTTTAACTCAAGTTCGTACTTTTTGAGATACAAGTCCTGGGCCATCTGGTCGCGCTTGAGGTCGTCCTCCAGCACCATCTGCTGGCGCTTGAGTTCCAACTCGGCGGCCTTTTTCTGGATGTCGGCCCGGATGCTCTCAGCCTGCACCTGCGCCAGCAACTCCTCGGCGCTGGGCTTTTGCGGCGGCGCAGGCGGCACATAGTCTGCCGGGATGTCGTTGAAATAGCTTGACGCATCCTTAAACCCAGACAATTCCACGATTTTGCGCAGGGTGTTGGAAAACTGCTGCGGCGTGACCAGCGGGTTGGTCGGGCCAAGTTGCTGCAGGATTTGCTCTTGCTTTGCAAGGATCATCATCAGCGCCTGCATACGCTCGTTGGTGTCTCCATTGCCCAGGGCAATGTTGATCGTGGCGTCCATCCCGGCATCCCAATGTCGCGGGTCAATCGCCACCCACTCGTTGCGCATCCGCACCATGCGGGCCTTGTCCTGGTGGGTGGTGACCAGAAACAGGATGCCCTTAAACAGTTTTTTCATGCCCTCGGCAAGAATCCTGGCCGTCAGCTC